GAGCAACAATTCAAGCAACATTTAGAGAGGTGTTTGAACCATGAGCAGTTCTGCTATTGTTAGCAATCTTCAAAATATAAACCCATCATCGGTAATAGAATTATTCACACTTGCACTGGATAACAGCCTACATGGAGCGACCACAGTTTATAGATTCCATACTGGCTCATCTTTGAAAGATAACGGAGAAGTGGTCTGGGCAGGAAACACATATCAAAGATTTCCTGTAAAAGCCGAAGGCTTTGCATTTACAAAAGGGCAATTACCTCGCCCAACTTTGACAATAAGTAATGCACTAGGAACAATTACATCTATCTTACTTACAGTAAATGCCACAACCACTGGAAATGATCTTACTGGTGCAACTGTTACTCGTATAAGAACTTTGGCAAGATTCATTGACGCTGTTAATTTTCCTGGAGACATAAATCCTTATGGAACACCAGATGCTACAGCAGAGTTTCCACAAGAAATCTATAAAATTGATAGAAAGTCAGCAGAGAATAGAGAGGTGGTTCAGTTTGAGTTAGCTGCTGTATTTGATCTTGCTGGTATTCGTGCTCCTAATAGACAATGTACTAGAGCAGAATTTCCTTCAATAGGTACAGTTGTAGGATGAATTGGAAAGACGCTGCACTTAATCATGCTGAAACAGAAGATCCAAAAGAATCTGTTGGGCTTTTATTAAACGTTAGAGGTAAAGAGAGGTATTATCCTTGCCGTAATCTTTCTATGACAGCACATCAATGTTTCATTCTTGATCCAGAAGATTATGTAAAAGCAGATAATTTAGGAGACATAGTTGCTGTTGTGCACAGTCATCCGACAACTCCAGCTATAGCTAGTCAGGCAGATAAAGTTAGTTGCGAACAAAGTGGACTACCTTGGCACATAGTTAATCCAAAAACAAAACAGTGGGGATATTATGAACCGCAGGGATATGAAGCACCTTTACTGGGTAGACAATGGGTATGGGGTGTAACAGACTGTTGGTCTTTGGTTCGTGATTATTACAAGCAGGAGAAAGGAATACAGTTGAAAGACTACGAAAGACCTATAACTCCAGAAGAATTTATGAAAGATCCTTTGTTTGAAAGCTATGCGTGGCGAACAGGATTCAGAGAACTTAGACCAGACGAAAAATTACAAGCTGGAGATGTTTTACTTATGAGTATTTTAGATTCAACTTTAAATCATGTAGCTATTTTTCTTGGAGATGAGGTATTACATCATTTAACCGATAGACTATCTTGTAGAGAGCCATACTCTCCTTGGTTACTAAAATGCACAGGAAAGAGGTATCGTTATGCTTCGTAAAATAAAATTATATGGAGAGCTTGCAAAGTTTGTAGGACATAAGGAATTTGAAATAAAAGCAGACACATTAGCTCATGCTGTTAGTTTTTTAATTAATAATTTTGAAGGTATTGAAAAATATATGAGTCCTAAACATTATCAAATAAAAGTCGGTAACTATGCCGTTGACGAATCAGAACTATGTCATCCCATTGGACGAGAAGATATACATTTTATTCCTGTTATTATTGGTGCTGGTAGAGGTTTAGGGAAAATACTTTTAGGTGCAACACTAATAGGTTTTGCTCTTTTAGCACCTGGAGCTAGTTTAGGAATGTCGGGATTTACTGCAAATACAGTTATTCCTTTTGCTGGACCTACTCTAGGTGCTACTTTAACTGCATTCGCAGGAAATATAGGTATAGCTTTAGTTCTCACTGGAGTATCTGAAATGCTTACTCCATTGCCTAAATCAAGTGACTTTGACTCAGCAGAAGATCCTAGATTATCATTTAGTTTTAATGGGCTACAAAATACATCAAGGGCTGGTACACCCGTTCCAATAGTTTACGGAGAAATCTTTACTGGATCGGTTGTAATCAGTGCTTCCGTAGATACTGAACAGGTACAGGCATGAGTGATACGAAACGTATTATTAGAGGTGCAAAAGGTGGAAATCCAACACCTCCATCGCCAACTAGAGATCCTGATAATCTTCATAGTAGACAGTATGCTACTTTTTTAGATTTAATATCAGAGGGAGAAATAGAGGGTTTTGCTACTGCTTCAAAAGAAGGCAGAACAAAAGGCACAACTGTATATAATAATGCGGCATTAAAAGATGTATTTTTAAATGATACTCCTGTTATTAGAGCTTCAGCAGATTCTACTGATATTCAAGATGTAGATAGAAACTTTCAAAATGTAACTTTCAATCCTAGATTTGGTACGGATAGTCAAACTGCTATACCAAATATAGATAGCAGTGTATCTACAACAAGTGTCGGTGTCACAGTAACTAAAGATATTCCTGTCACTCGACAGATTACGAATACAAATGTTGATAAGGTAAGAGTAACAATTACTTTTCCTCAGTTACAAAAAGCAACTGACGATGGAGACTTACTAGGTACTTCTGTTCAACTAAAAATAGCTGTTCAATATAATTCTGGAGGTTTTACCGATTTAGCCATAGGAAGTAACGGAGAAACAACAGATACAATTACGGGTAGAAGTGGAGATGCGTACCAAAGAGATTACGGGGTGCAAATAACGGGTGCATTTCCAGTGGATATTAGAGTTAGTAGAGTTACAGATGATGCTGGCGATACTAATACACAAGATAGTTTTCAATGGACAAGTTTTAGCGAAATAGTCGAAGAATCTCGTACTTATAACAACAGTGCTTATACTGCTCTGCGTTTGGACTCCATGCAGTTCAGTTCTATTCCAGATAGAAAATTCAGGATTAGAGGAATAAAAGTAAGGATTCCAGGAGCAGGAGCATCTAGTTCTGGAACTCCCACTGTTGATATTAATACTGGTCGTATTGTTTATCCTGACGGCTATATTTTTAATGGGGTAATGGGTGCTGCTACATGGTGTTCATGTCCTGCAATGATTCTGCTTGATCTTTTAACTACAAGTAGATATGGATTCGGAGATCATATAACAGACAGTTCTCTTGATCTTTTTAGTTTTGTAAATGCCAGTAAATTTGCCAACACACTTGTAGATGATGGACAGGGAGGAGAGGAAGCTAGATTTAGCTGTAATGTAAATATTCAAAATTCAAGAGAAGCATTTGAATTGATAAATGAATTAGCTGGTGTAATGAGATGTATGCCGATTTGGTCTGCTGGTTCAATAACAATTACACAGGACAAGCCAACCGATCCAAGTTATTTATTTAATTTATCAAACGTAGGACAGGCTGGATTTAGTTATGCAGGAAGTAGTCTTAAAACAAGACATAGTGTTGTATCTGTTTCCTACTTCAACATGGATAGTCAAGAAATAGACTTTGAAGTACATGAAGATACAGACTTAATTGCAAAAATAGGTACAGTCGTTAAAAAAGTACAAGCATTTGGCTGTACTTCTAGAGGGCAAGCAAAAAGATTGGCAAAAGCTATTGTTTTCGCGGAGAATAATGAGTCTGAGGTCTGCACTTTCACAACATCTATAGATTCTGGGGTAATTGTTCGCCCTGGTGCTGTCATAGAAATACAAGATCCAGTAAGAGCAGGGGTGAGAAGAGGCGGAAGATTGAAAAGTGTTACTTCTACAACTGTTGTTACTGTCGATGATACTGCTGCAACAGATTTTGCTGTAGATGCAAGCGGAAACCCTGTAGGAGATGCAACTCTCAGCGTACTTTTACCCGATGGAACGTCTGAAAGTAGGGCAATCTCATCTGTATCAAATGGGACTATAACTGTAAGTTCTGCTTTTTCTCAAACTCCTAACGTAAATACGATCTGGCTCATATCAAACGTAACTACGCAATCACAATTATTCAGAGTAATAACAGTAGAAGAACAAGATGGAATAAACTATGCAATTACAGCTTTATCTTATGTAGAAGGTAAGTATGCGTTTATTGAAGATGGAGAAGCATTACCAGCTAGAACTGTATCTAAATTAAATGCACTTACTGAACCTCCCTCTGGTTTAAGTGCTGTTGAAAGAATATTTCCTATCAACAATCAGGCTGTATCAAAAATAATTATTAGCTGGCAACCTATAGTCGGTGTTACTGAATATCAGGTTAACTACAGGTTTGGTAACGATAATTTTATTAGCGAGAAGGTATCAAGACCTGATTTTGAAATAGTAAATAGTCGAAAAGGAACTTATACAATTCAAGTGTTTTCATATAATGTTCAAAATGTTTTATCCGCAACATCAACTAATATTACTTTTGAAGCTGTTGGTAAGACAGCAGTTCCACAAGATGTTACAGGATTACTTGTCGAACCAGTTTCAGATCAATTTATAAGACTACGTTTTGACAAGGCTACAGATATAGATGTTACGCATGGTGGTAACGTAGTTGTTCGCCATAGTAACCTTACAGATGGAACGGGTACTTTTACTAATTCTGTTGATATTATTCCTGCTTTACCAGGAAATGTATCTGAGACATTAGTACCAGCAGTAGATGGAGAGTATATCCTTAAATTTAGAGATGATGGTGGCAGGCTAAGTTCTGGAGAGACTTCTGTTGTTGTAACTACTCCTGATCCACAACCAAAATTAGCTGTTTTTGTTGATCGAGAGGATACAGATACAACTCCTTTTGCTGGTACAAAAGTAGATTGTTTCTTTTCTGATGATGTTAATGGTCTTGTTCTTGGATCATTAGAAACATTAGATAATGTTAGTGATTTTGATGCTATTGCCGATTTTGACTTTTTAGGTGCAGTTGATATTACTGGTGGTTCTTATGAATTTGCAAATACTTTAGATTTAGGTACTAAACAACCTTTACGCTTAAAACGTCATTTTGTTACACAGGGTTTTTATCCTAATGACCTGATTGATAAAAGAACCGCAAATATTGATACTTGGACAGACTTTGATGGTGCTACTGCTTTTGATGTCAACGCAAAACTTTTAGTTGCTACTACTGATTCCGATCCAAATGCAACTGTCAGTGGAACTTATGCTCAATCTGGAACGACTATAACTGTGACTAAAACTAGTCATGGATTTGCAATAGGAAGTTTTGTGGTTCTTACTTTTACTTCTGGTAGTGGAGTTAGTGGAAATTACGAAATAAAAACTAAAGACACCAATACTTTTACAGTTACAGCAGCAGCTAGTCAGACCACAAGTGGAAACGTCACTATTGGTTCAGAATTTTCTAAATTCAATACATTTGCAAATGGAACATTTATTGCAAGAGGATTTAAATTTAGATGTGAAATGGATTCAGACGATCCAGCGCAAAGTATTGAAATAGATCAATTAGGTTATACAGCAGAGCTTGA